AATAAACATAAGTATGTGAATATATAACCATTTATATTTATACTCATATTCATAATGATATTTAATAAAGATAGGTGGTATAACTTGATTACAAAATAATAATAAAGTTATAATACAAAAATAAACTAATTCGACAAATACTATACTACAATATCCAGTCTAAAATAATTGTTGAGAATTATATTATAAAGATGGTCCACCAATACCATTCGGCAATCCAGAAAACTGTTTAAATTTAAATAAAAAGTTCTTTCGTAAAGCAGGAGCTGGGGGGTTAAACGCTTGAGTGGTAGATTTGGCAATCATAAACCCAGTAGCACTGGGTGCGGCACCACCCTTCTTTGAACCACCAAAATAGCTGGTTCGAACACGCTCTCCGGTTGTTGTCGTTACATAAACAGCAGGCATAATTCCATTGGTACCACTAGCTCCACCAAATTCAGTCCTTCTGGCTACTGCGGAACGACCACGATGACTTCTGTATCCATTTCTTTCAGGCATAATATATTATACTATGAGATAATATATTATATTACTACTTGGACGATAATATGCGTGTTAATGATAAGTACCAGATTATGCTACATATCCACTTCTAGATCCGCCAAATAGAAGCGTTTTCTTACCAACACCACCAGAACCAAGAGGATTCACCGAGAGCAAACGATTCACTTTCAAGAAATTCAATTGGAATGCGGGGGTTTTTCCATTTAATTCGGGAAGACCCCTAGCACCTTTAATTAATTGGTGACGATAGACGGCAATGTCACTTGTTCCAACACGAGGAGCTAAACCGCCCATTATTCCAAATATTTTAGTGCTGTTCGTAATTGAGGGAGTATGCCTCGCTCTTTTGCTACCATTCATTAATCCGACCATTTATATAATCACTAAATATTTTTATTTATTTACTTATTTACAAATATACAAACGAATATAAAAACAACTCAACAATACATATATAGTAATTAGCAATATGACTGATTTCAAAATAACGCATGATGATGATATCATCAAATCAGAAGACGGATTAGTGTTTAATCCATATAACCCAACCAATGTTGAGATTACATTGAGCCAAGTTCAATCTATTCTAACTAAGTATGGTGTTCCGCCAAATGTAGACAACCTAGTCTTATATAAACGCGCGTTTGTTCATAAATCATATACAAAGCGACCAATGCTCTATAATATGCAAGAGAATATAACGATTACCGAACAACCATTTGACTGTCTACCTCTTCACACTAAATCTAACGAAAGGCTTGAATTTTTAGGAGATGGAGTTCTAGAACTCGTGACTAAATATTGTTTATATCGTAGGTTTCCTAAAGAAAATGAAGGCTTTATGACAGAAAAGAAGATTGCTCTAGTCAAGAATGAGGCGATTGGTAAACTGGCACTTGAAATGGGTCTTCATAAGTATTATATTATTTCTAAACATGCCGAAGAAAAGAAAACGAGGACAAATCTTAAAAAATTGGGGTGTCTATTCGAAGCGTTTATTGGGGCAATGTTTTTAGATGTTAATAAGATGTCTATACACGACGAAGACGGTTGGTTCAAGTCTTTATTTACAACTGGTCCTGGATTTCAAATGGCGCAAATATTTATTGAAAATGTATTTGAGAAACATGTTGATTGGATGAAACTTATTCGCGACGATGATAACTATAAGAATATACTTCAAGTTAAAATTCAAAAGGAATTCAAGGATACACCTCATTACATTGAAATTCGTCACAATGATGATATAGGATATGAGATGGGTGTATATTTATGTTTAGGACAAAAGATCCACGAGGTTGCAAAGGAAGACGCGATAGATTATAAACAGATTCGATCATTTGAGAAGATTCACGAAATGCTACAAAGTTCGGGTAAAATTTTTGTATATTTAGGTCGTGGAGTACATAAAATTAAACGAAAGGCTGAACAAATGGCATGTGATGAAACACTACAAATGTTGTCTGTTTGATATAATTGTATCTAAATGGGGATATATGTATTTTCGGTTGTATGTAGTTTGGATATATATTATGAGGATGAATCGCGAGAGTGAATTATAATATGAATAGTCATAATATAATTGTTTGACTTATAAGTAAATATGACTTTTTTTATGTATCCATTTAATATAGATAATGTCTACAGGTATTTTAGACAAATTAAAAATAAAACCTATTCCAAAAAAAATAGAACAGATCGAAGTAAAATTTATGGACCAGGACCCAGGCCAAAAACAAGATGTTATGATCCGTACAAAAATTATTGACAGAACGCTAGATGCTGACATAAACCGGGATGACCTATTAAAGAAATTCAAAAGAAGCACTACGAAAAAAAGCCCAACTATAAAAGTGCCTGGTATATCAACAATAATTGAGCCAATAAAACCGGTTAAAAAAACTGGTAAAAAACTAAAGCTTGTATCAGACGACATTACAATAATTGAAACGACTAAAAGAACTACCCCCAAACCGGTTATGGATGTTATTTCTGACGATGTTACTATTGAAGAGGTACTAGGGGATACAACCATGAAAGATCGTCTACCAAGTTCAGAAAAGAAGGTGTTATTAAAAGCCAGTTCTTACTATATGAATAATCGCGAATCATTTATAGGATTTATCAATGCGTTATTCAAACCGTATAAAGATGAATTCAAAAACGCAGAGGCTTCATTAAGTTGCGACACTCGCGAAAATGCCGAATTCACCCTGTTAACCCATCAAAAAGTGGTTAGGGACTATCTTAATCTTTACACTCCCTATCGTGGCCTATTATTATACCATGGACTTGGTAGTGGTAAAACATGTACATCTATAGCTATAGCAGAAGGTATGAAAACTGATAAACAAATTATAGTAATGACTCCTGCCTCTTTACGAATGAATTATTTGGAAGAATTAAAAAGCTGTGGGGATCTTCTATATAAGAAAAATCAATTTTGGGAATTTATGCCGATTAATGACGGCAAATCTGATGAAAAAAATATGATTTACACACTTTCAACTGTACTACAATTAAATCCGGATTTCATAAAGAAAAATGGAGGAGCTTGGATGGTAAATGTGAAGAAACAGTCTAATTATAATGATCTATCCGAATTAGATAAAAAATCACTTAACACCCAAATAAATGAAATGCTTACAAACAAATATCGTTTTATCAATTATAATGGTTTATTAAATAGTCACCTAAAAGCATTGACTTTGGATTATACAATCAATCCATTTGATAATAAAGTCATCGTTATAGATGAAGCCCATAATTTCGTTAGTAGAATAGTTAATAAGCTCAAACGACCTGAATCATTGTCTATGCGATTATATGATTATTTATTATCGGCAGAAAACTGTCGCATCATTTTATTAACCGGAACTCCAATTATTAACTATCCAAATGAAATTTCTATTTTGTTTAATATCCTCCGTGGCTATATTAAAACCTGGACATTTCCATTAACTATACAGACTACGCGAAAATTTAATAAAGAAGAGGTGATGAAAATATTCGCGAGCTATGAAATATTGGATTATATTGACTATAAACCATCTTCCAAGTTACTTACAGTAACACGAAATCCATTCGGCTTTGTTAATATTAACAAGGATGGTACTTATAAAGGCGTATCTAACAGTAAAACGAAAAAACAAGTCTCCAATGTAAGTGATGCTGAATTTATTAAAATGGTTGTTTCAATACTTAATAAAAATGAAGTCGATGTTAATTCGAAAAATATTCAGGTTGACAATTTCAAAGCATTACCAGACAGTTTGGACGCGTTTAAAACACGGTTTATAGATGACAATACTGGTAAAATTAAAAATGAGAATTTATTCAAACGAAGAATATTGGGTCTCACGTCTTATTTTAGAAGTGCGCAAGAACAACTGATGCCGTCGTTTAATAAAGACATAGATTTTAAGGTGTTAAAAATTCCCATGAGTGATTTCCAATTTGGAGTATATGAACAAGCACGCATTCAAGAACGAAAGCTAGAGAAGGCATCAAAACCTAAACGAAAGGCTGCCGCTAAGCCAACCGATGATCTATATGATGATGCCGTGTCTACTTATAGAATTTTTTCAAGAGCGTTCTGTAACTTTGTATTTCCTCTTGAAAATAAACGCCCCATGCCAAAAGATGGAGAAGAAATCGGAGACTCATTGGCGAATTTAGCGGATGAAAATATATTAGATGCTCTATCTATTAAGGACCGTATTGATAATCCAGAAGGACTATATAATTTGGAAGACGCTGAATTAGTCGAATCGCAAAAAAAGACCCAGGAAGACGCTACTTATGACAAAAGAATAAAGGATGCTATGTTATTTTTAAAAGACAATTCGGCCAAATACTTATCGCCAACCGGTTTACAAACATATAGTCCAAAATTTTTAAATATACTAGAGAACATTCGAGATCCTGATTTCAGAGGACTACACTTAATCTATACCCAATTCCGAACCCTAGAAGGTATTGGTATATTAAAGCTGGTATTAGAAGCAAACGGATTCGCTCAATTTAAAATTAAGAAGGATGACACGGGAATATGGAAACTTAATATGGCTGCTAATGATATAGGTAAACCTACTTTTGCTTTATATACAGGTACAGAAACACCAGAAGAAAAAGAGATTATTCGTAATATTTTCAATAGCAATTGGAATTATGTCCCTGATACAATTACTAGTGAATTAGCAACTATATCTACTAATAACTTTTATGGCGAAATAATTAAGGTGTTGATGATCACTGCTTCTGGCGCCGAAGGTATTTCACTTAAAAATACAAGATATGTACATATAGTCGAACCATATTGGCATCCAGTCCGTATAGAACAGGTAATCGGAAGAGCTAGAAGAATATGTAGTCATCAAGATTTGCCCCCCGAATTACGAACCGTAAAAGTCTTTTTATATCTGATGACATTTACACCGGATCAATTAAGTGGTGATAAATCTGTTCAGTTGCGTCTTTACGATGGCAGCAAATTAGACGACACTATTCCGATTAGCAGTGATGAAGCATTATATGAAATATCTACTATCAAAGAGGAAATTAACAAACAATTATTAAAGGCTATAACTGAATCTTCAATGGATTGTACATTATATAATCGGCCTGGTACAAAAGATGCCATCACGTGCTTTTCGTTTGGAAAGACACTCCCTAACATGTTCGCCTATAAACCGTCCATAAGTAACGAAGAAACAGATAATATCACACAACTTAATAAACCAATTGTTTCTTGGACGGCCAAAAATGTTAAAATTCCAGTGAATGGTGTTAAGGTCGAGTATGCTCAAAATCCAACACCGGTTATTAAAAAGGACGATCGCACAGGCGAGAATGTTGATTGGTATGAAATATATGATTTGGATAGTTATAATGACGCAGTGAAGGGTAGCGGAGACTTGTTATTAATAGGTTATTTAACACAAAAACAAAACTCGAAAACCTTCAAGTTTATTCCCGCATAATACAAACATGCGTGTAAAACATGTGTATAAATATATACAAATGATAATGTTAACATTATCATTTGTTTAATGATGGCTGCTTATGGATTGGCTACTTTTTCATCAGTTGAGTCATATAAGTTATGAAACTAGATGGCTTAGGCGACTCTTTTAGCTGGTTCAGATAAACGTCTCTTTTTCGCCGAATATGCTTATTTTTATCAGTTGTTACATTTTCATATTTGGTATTACCTTCAAATGATATTGTTCGTCTTCGTATTTTCATATTACTTACTATAATATTTGTATCGCTTATATCGTTTACCTCATTGTCATCTGTTAAGTATATTGATTCACAACTTCCTAAACTAAAAGATCCGGATGACCCATCACTACTATATCGAGCAGTATCATCCACGCTCGATTTTCTACTTTGATTGTTTATAATGTATTCCATACTGAATGTTCTAGATCTGCTTCTAGAACATTCGTTGTAATAGTCAATACTGTTATTCCTACTTCTAACTGACATCTTCGGTTTGGTATGTGTAATAATATACAATATTATCTTTTTATATATTTCTTTGTTACTTACTTTTTTCTTGTGATAATTTCACATATTCAAACATGTCACTACATATCTTTATTAACCTATCCTGTTTCTCTCTTATGTCTGCTAGTTCTGCCTTTAAATTATTATACTCTTTCGTCTTATACTTTTCATCGTTATTACTATCTGAATTTGCGTTGACAATATTATAACTATTACTGGTAGCGGATGTACCATGATCATCGTTATTTACATTTTTCGCTTTATGATTGTCTACTTCCATTGTTTTACGCTTTAAAATGTTAAAGATGTTGTCTACTATATTCGGAGTGTTTTTCAATATACTCACTCCTGCGGTTGGTGAATTATTATTATTACTATCTATTGCTTTTTCTATTGTATCATTCTTTACAAACGATACCTTCTTCTTTTCTAAATTATCTCGACCATTCGTAATCCAATTTTCAGCATCACTAGTTATAGCTGGTATTTCTAATTCACGCTCTCTACTGGCTAGTCGTTCAGATATCAATCTGTCCATCTCATCACCAATAGGTTTATCGTCGTCATTCCATGTATTATCGCTAAAATTAATTTCAGCTGGCTTGTTTATTTTACCAATACTTCCAATGTCGTTTTCGTATTTTTTCATTTTATTGTTCAATTCAGTTACGCGATCGCGATGTAAATCCTCTGCTGTGTATATTACTTTTATTTTAGGTTCATTCGGTTTTTTAACATTATTTATTCTATTTATCAATTCTTCTATTGTCATTTTATTTTTTTCCATGATATTTTTTTCCGGATTCGCCGTGTTAATTTTATTTATTGTATTATCGAATATACTTTTGATTTCATCAAATTTCTCGTTACGAATGCCATTAAATATATTACTTTCTTGTAATATTCCCCATAAGAGGCCTTTATTGTCATTACTTAAATAATCCATATACATAACTAATAGTTTATCCTTTTATATTTATTTACACACTTGAAGAATTATATACTAGTATTAAAATATTCGCTTCGCATTTTAAATACTTGACCATCGTCAATTCTATTATTCAAAAAATACTCCACATCTTTATCTTTTAACATTTGAATTATGAAATATAGACTATACATTCCACATTCGGAATCTGTTCGTTGATGTTCAACTGTATTTTCGAATACATTAAAATCAATACCGATATGTTTTCCTTGGTCTTGAATGGTCTTTATTAGTTCCTTTACTTCTTTCGGCGGAACATTACCATTACTATCAAAATATACAATCATTTTCTTTTTTACATTGACAAACATTGATATCCAATGTTCACCTGTCTTATAATGTGGATCAGTATTCAAAATAATACCAATTTTATTCTTATTTCGTTTTATCTGCTCACTTAAATTAAAATTACATAATTCTTCCCATACACACTCTCCGTACAATTTATGAGTATTATAGTCAATTGGAGATGGTCCCATAAACTCGAAGCATTTATAAAATTTTTCGTATTGTCTCATAACAGATTCTATATCTAAACTACTGAGCCATTCATTTGGTTTAGACTTCCACTCTGACGGAGCAGTGGGAGCAAAAGTATAATTTAACAATTCATTATCTAATTTACCAGACATAAATTTACTTCTTAACCAACACGACTCACGATGACATATGGTCGACATTGTTTCTTTGAAAAATTTCCATATTTCAACCGTATCGTTTACGAGTATTTTATCACGTGGATGTCTAGCATTCCAGTATTTTTTCATTTTAGTCAGGGCGGTATCACTATAACAGGTATATTTATTATTATTGTCTGGATTTGGACTACATTTATCTTTGGAGTAGTCACGATGTTCAGTTTCAAGTTCAGGATCATGGGTTATAGTATCGTCTGATACAACTGGATGTTTGTATTTTTTTGAATTAGACTTGGCACTTTTATTTTTATACGTTCTTCTTTTTCTACTTCCCGCTTTATTATTTATTGTCTTCATAAATATTGGTGATATTTTTCTTTTTGGCGATTCCTTTTGTTTTGAACTCCTTGGTTCTTATATTTACATCTTGTTTTTTTGGTAATATTTTCGGCTTTATACTTTCTGATGTTTTTACAACAAATGTATCTAGATTTATTTTTTTCATATTGCTATAGTTTCTCATCAAACCGTCATTACTTACAAATGTTTCTTCTATAATATTATTTGGCTCTATATCATCCTCTATAATATCGGTTAAATCCATGTTAATATTTATTAAATGTTTGATACCACTAGCATCGTATGTATCATCTGGCGTAATGGATATACTATTATCATGGTTAACCGCGTTACATCCAAAATTTAATATATGTTTATCAACCTTATCATCTGTATCATCGTCCGTGTTTAATATATTGCTGCTATTATCTGTTTTTTTATTCTGGTCCATATATTCGTATTGCTTTTGTAAGATTTCAGTGGTATCTATCGATTTTAAGTAACTAATACACGACTTTACAAAACTATTAAACTGGTTATTTAATTGCTTATCGTTGATTTCGTTCCTAAATAATTTTTTATTCAAATCTAAAATTCTCTTTTTGTAAAAGTGTTTATCTTTCGTATAAGCTACATTCGATTGGGTATTGTTCTTCTTATTCATAATATTTTCATACTGTGTTTTATTTAAAAAGTAAGACAATGTTAAATTATCAATCATATTCATAGAAATATCCATTTACATATTTATATGAAAAAAAAAGGATTACTTTAACATGACTCGTCTGTATTTACATCTTTTACATCATACCTTGTACAATTATTGAATATCTTGTTGGAAATATTCATGTGATTTGGGTTAAAGGGTGTAAAATCAGGTTTATCAAATAATAAAGGATGTGATTGTGGTTGAGAAACGAAATCCAATTTTGTCTGGTATAAATCACTTGTACTAGATGGTACCCATTCAGATTGCTCACATTTTTGTAATGCGAAAAACTGATTCCTTAGTGACGACTCCACATTAACATTGTTGGAAAACCCACTCCACGGGGATTTTGCGTTACCTGGGTTAAAAACTTCTTTTGTGGAATAGGATTTGTAGTTATGTAATGGGACATTCGACGATTTATATTGATCTACTATTTGCATATATCCATATTTTGTAGAGGTTGGACGTATGCTATATTGTGGTTGTAAACTATCCGATGGAATATTTCTATCCGATATACGACTATTTATCTCATCTACCCGCCCATGATTACATATATAATAACCATTTGTCACTCCATACAATTGATCACTTGTGTTATTCATTATTATATTATACTTATAATAAATATTATATTGTTTGTTGTATTGTATTCGATGTATTCGATGTATTCGATGTATTCGATGTATTCAATGTATTCGATGTATTCATATAATATTTGACAGAATATACCTAAAGAAATGCCTCTAAATTATCTATCATGTGTTGTATTTTTTCGATACTAAGAGAGGGTTCCAGTAGCATTTCTTTTTCTAAATACAATGAACTTATCAAAGAAGCCTTTTATAGAGGTCGATCACGTGGACCAGAACACTCAATCCTGAAAATTATAAATAATAATATATTGTTTGGCTTTCATAGATTAGCTATCAATGGTATAGACAACATATCTAATCAGCCTATATCTATCAATGGCGTCCATTTGATATGTAATGGTGAAATTTATAATTTTAAACAAATTTACCAGGAATTAAAGGTTAAACCTAAAACGCGATCGGACTGTGAAGCAATTATACATTTATACTTAAAATATGGTATAGAGTATACCTTACAAAATCTAGATGGTGTATTCGCGTTTGTCCTGTATGATACTAATAAAAATACAATGTATGTAGCCAGAGATCCATATGGTGTTCGACCATTGTATTATGGATTTTCAGAGAAAGGGTATTATGTTTTTGCATCTTTATTAAAACAAATAGTTCCATTGGTGAATAACTGTTATAATTTCAAGGCAGGAACATATACTTCAATTCAGATAAATCAATCCTATAAAACTAGCACACAATTAACACTCACTAATTATAATACATTTAATTACACATGGCATCCGTTCACAACTAATATTACAAACCAACCGATAATGTATACATATTATAAAATGATATATGACACTTTGTTAGAATCCGTGAAGAAACGGGTTGTTACCATGGATAGAAACCTAGCATGCCTCTTGTCAGGCGGATTAGACAGTAGCTTAATTACCGCCATGGTGTCTAAATTTGTCCCTACCCAGCAGTTACAAACATACAGTATTGGTATGTCTGGTGGGTCTGATTTGAAATATGCCAAGATGGTTTCAAACCATATCCGTTCGAATCATACCGAAATAATTTTGTCTAGAGAGGACTTTATTCAAGCTATACCAGAGGTTATTTATAACATTGAAAGTTATGATACTACTTCAGTAAGAGCAAGTGTAGGTAATTATCTAGTTTCTAAATACATTTCAGAACACAGTGACGCCAAAGTTATATTTAATGGTGATGGTTCAGATGAATTGACCGGTGGATATTTATATTTTCATAATTGCCCATCTGATATTGAATTCGATCATGAATGTAAACGACTTTTGGCGGACCTACAATATTTTGATGTACTAAGAAGTGACCGAAGTATATCAACTCATGGATTGGAACCAAGAACGCCTTTTTTAGATCGAACTTTTGTTCATAGGTATCTAAGTATCCCATGCTATCTCAGAAATCACCGAAATGGTAACAAAATAGAAAAATATTTGTTAAGAAAGTCGATAGAGGAAATAGACCCTACATTATTACCTCCAGCCGTATTATGGAGAACAAAGGAAGCGTTTAGTGATGGGGTTAGTTCTCTAGATAAATCATGGTATGAAATTATCCAAGAATCGTTAGAGACAACTTACAGTGATGATGACTTACATGAAAAATCAAAGCTCTATTCGATTAATCCCCCAAAAACAAAGGAACAGCTATATTACAGAGAAATATTTGAATCGCATTTTTCAAATACTGCGAATATAATTCCTTATTTTTGGATGCCAAAATATTGTGATGCGCATGATGCTAGTGCCAGAACATTAAATTTATCTAATAAGCCAAAAACAATGGATACTATATCACCAAGTGGTAATATTGACCATGATGTATACAGCTATTAGAATCCAGGTTCATATCTATATTTACACTTTTTAAGGTTTACTACTCAATTTATTTATATACATATATGTATATGAATAAATACCACGAAATATTATTTGATAGTGCCATATATTTATCTTATATATTTTATTTTGTTGCGTTTTTTCAAGTAAAAGAATATAATCCCGAATATTTAGTGTTACTCCAGAACGGTATAAAATACTTTATTATATCTTTTTTATTACTTCGTTTTAATCCATTTAATCGTGTGCTTTTTACGGAATTCGACAGAAAGGTTGTATTCACTTCGGCTATAATATTATTAACCACTACAGCTTTAGATACATATGCTAGAGAGCTTGATATTCTTAGTTTAGTCAAGTCTGGAAAATTCATTTAACTGATTTTTTTAGTGTCTTATTTTTGATGTTTTTTTTGTATGTTTGGGCGCGTTTGTGTGTTTTGTATGTATTTTCGTCGAAAAATTTTTTTAAATGCTGTATGATTTTTTTCCCGACAATCTTATCAATGTCCTGTTCGTTTTTTGTTTTATTGTTTACAACATAGTTGTATCTATTTAGCTCGTCGTTCATTGATTTTATGAAATCTATCTTGTTTGACAGATTTTCGCCTAGTTTAGAATTCAAATACTTTTGTATCATGTAATCAAACGTCAAGCTGTGTTTGTAGGCTTTGACATTTATATAGTAGACACTATCATCTACCATGCCTGGATGATATACATCATCTATAAAACAAAGTTGGACATCATTAGATATTTTAGTACATCGAACAAAATCATCAATTGTTTTATTATGTGAAGTTCGTCCCAATTCAACTGGAGTACCTTTTACTTTAAATGCTGCTATTATTTGATCAAATAAATTATATTCTATCTTTGAATTGAAGTAATCTTTTATTTGTATTGCCCATGATTTAGGGCCTTGGTTGTTTGTATATATCATAATTTTATAGCATTTGCTTTCACCTTTTTTAATTTTCAAATACTTGAGTATTTTTATGATTATAGGTCGTAAAAATTCTGGATATAAATCTAACAACGATACAAAATGAATATCACTATATTTATCATTTTTGAAGTATTTGTTTAGACTATCACAAAATATACCAAATTGTGTGAAATATCCAAGCGTCTCATCTAAATCAAACACCACAATTTTATGTGCTGTATTCATTTATTATTGAATATATTATATATTTTTATAAAAAATCTAACCAATAAATATAGTCCAATCCTATGGATTTGACAGCTTTAGATTATAAGAAAATAGCTAATTATTATCAAATCCCTAAATCAAAAAATAAAACATATAAAGAGGTTGCTGAGCATGTATTAGCGTCTAAATTATGTAGATGTATAAAATCAGTCAACACCAAATTCACTAAACAACCGAATAAAACTATTACAAATAAGGATGAAAGCAGTGTTGTAGGAATCTGTAGAAAAAATATTTTTCAAAATAGAAACCTTGATTTTAATAACTTTCAATGCAAAAATAAGCCGAAATTACTCCCCTCCATTGGTTCATCTAATGTTTTAAAAAAAACATCCAAGCATGTAACATTTAAAAGACAAAATAATAGATCTAGGAAGAAAAAATAGATATACATTTGAATTTCAGGTTGGTTGGTTGGTTGGTTACTTATCCAAATAATCTAATACGGATAATATTATTTTTTCTTGGTCGGATAATTTTTGAAAAATAACACACTCGTCTATTTTTATTTGAAAACGATTATTCATATTATTTTTACACACTACATGAATCCCACTCTCTAGTATCTTAATGTCTATAATTAAACCTCCATTGGTTAACTTTATATTATTAGGGTTATTTAAATTAATCCAACGAATATATCTACCGTATTGAATATCCGATAAATCATCCACATAACGATAGTCTTTTAATTTCGTATGATACTCTTTTAATTTATCGCGTGATAATAACATTTTTTGTAAATAATCGTTTTTTACCGCTTTTATTTTTTTACTATTTAAATTCATTATACTAGAATTTGTTTCATTATCTAGTGCTTTTTGTAGAGATTTCCCTAACTCTGTATCAGTATCTACATAATCGTCATTATCTGTCGGTTGCTTCATATTACTACTATTGCTATTGGTATTATTAGACATATAATAAAAATGTATTATATTTTTATTATATTTTCGTAAACATTGTTATTGACGGTCATTTTTCTTTTCGGTCGGTGTAATATGTCATATACGCAATAATTATTTACTAGTTTCTAACTAAAATACTGATATTTTTTTGTTTTTTTGTTTTTTTGTTTTTTTGTTTTTTATACTTATATTATATATGACTACTTTAGGTGGTGCAAGGCCGGCAGACACTGCTGCTCAAAAAGAAGCAAAGGCTTTAGCTAAAGAAAAAGAGAAGGCTGAAACGGATTTAGCTAAACAAATTGAAAAGGCAAAAAAAGATGAGGCCAAAGCAATAGAAAAGGCAAAAAAAGATCAGGCCAAAGCAATGGAAGCGGCAAATAGGTATTACGCTCAAAAAATTGGACAGTTAGAAAAAGAAGCGGAGAAACTAAAGAATCTAATGCTTAACGCAGCGGCAAGAGCAATGAAGAAAAATGCTGACGCAGAAGTTCAAGCACGTAACGAAGAAGCCGTTAGAATAAAAAAAAAAATGTTGGAAGAGACAATGACCCGACTAAATGCGGTGAAACAAGACAAGTTTAGACAGTATAGCATGTACGATGATGCGGATCGTCGTGTCGCGTCGGCAGAGAAGAAACGCATGGATGAGGCAAGGGCACGTGTTGATCAGGCGGCAAGGGACCGTGTTAATGCGGCGGCTGCGGAGGCAAGGGGACGAGAGAAGGAACGTCCGGCATCCAAGGAACGTCCGGCATCCAAGGAACGTGCAGATGAGGCAAAGGCACGTGCGGAAGAGGCGGCAGAGAAGAAACGCTTGGACGAGGCGAGGGCACGTGTGGATGAGGCGGCAAGGGAACGTGTGAATGAGGAGGCAAGGGCACGTGCAAATAAGGCGGCAATGGAACGTGAGAATGAGGAGGCAAGGGCACGTGCAAATAAGGCGGCTGCGGATGCAAAGGCGCGAGCAGAGGCTGAGACAAAGGCACGCGAGAAGGCGGCCGCGGATGCGAAAGCGCGCGCAGAGGCGGATGCAAAGGCACGCGAGAAGGCGGCTGCGGAGGCAAAAGCGCGAGCAGAAGCGGATATAAAGGCACGCGAGAAGGCGGATGCGGAGGCAAAGGCGCGAGCAGA